GAGTTTGAGGAATTGAGTGCGCTTGAGGCGCGCTTGGCGCTCATGTGTTCCGCCGAACAGGAAGGCGAAGCGGAATTTATTCGTTCGGCAGTGGGCCATGCCGATACCGCGGCTGTATTCGCGGATGTGCTTGGCATTCCGGTAGAGTGCCACCGGGTTACAGTCACGCTAAACAAGGGCGATATGGCCGTTGTCGGTCAGTACATCGGGCCGCGGTTGCCCGAAGGGGCAACAAAACTGCCCGAAGGGGCTAGCATCAAATGGCTTGGCGTCAGAGTCACTTAACCCTACTCTTCGACCTCCCCCGCCCATAGGCGCGAATACTGATTCGCGCCGCTTCCATCGGTGCCGCTTTCCCAAACATGCGCCACCGTGATAATCGTCATCGGTTTCGCCATGCCGGAATACTGCACGGCGTCGCCCGCCGATAGCTGCCCGTTAAAACTAATTTTCTGCGTCTTTTTGCGCACCAAACAACGTGTCATACTGTGCAACTGCATGGCGTCAGCGTGCGGTGCAAAGCGAACCGGCCTTTCCTTGCTAACATTTCCTGCAACAAAAGCCGCCGCTTTATCAATCGAAAAAAAGGTCGGTATTTCATGCCGCTCCAAGAAGCCGCTTTCCACATCGTCAGTCGCGTTATTGGTCAGCGTCAACACTGCTTTTTGCTTGCTCAAATCCAATAGCCGCATGAATTTCAGTTTGCCGTTTTTCCAGCGCACCACGCCGCCCGCTTCCTGAATGGCACGCGCAATATGCCACGCGGGAGAATCGCCAGTAAAACAGGTAAACCGGGGTACGCTATAATCCGCCTCTATCTCGCGCAAGGTTGCCCCTGCTGCGCGATAAACGCCGGATAGTGTCGCGTTTTCTTTGATAATTGCCCGTGGGCGAATGAATGCAATTTTATGGCAGGCATCCAACAGCGCCGTAATCCTGCGCACTGCCTGTAGCCGCTCGCCTTGTACCGTGCCTTGAATATGCCGCTCAGATTTCACAATGCGCACCGTATCAGCGCCCACCGTGAGTACCGATCCCTCGCGTAATACGGCCTCCATATCAGCATCGGTGCGTATCTCTGCCTCAAAGGTCACGGGGATAGGTGACATATCGTTACGCAAAATCGCGCTAACGATCATGTCGCCTTTAATCTGTTTCCCCTTGTCCGTGAGAATAATCACGGCAGGCTAAACCGTCATGATAGGACGATAAAAAGCCCGGTGCGGGAATTCCATTTCTATCTGCGCAATGTCGCCAGCAATTTCACTGGAAGACCGGCCAAACACGTCAACGCCCATGCCGCGCGAAGCCTCAAGCTGCAGCGCGGTTTCCCGTTCGATATAAAGCAGGAATAAGGGACGAATTAATACCCATTCGGACTCGGTTATCTCCGTGTCCATGTCGATAGCCGGATAAGGCTTTTCCAAGCCGGCACGCGCCGCCAAATTGGCGTAACCAGCATAGAAAATAGCCGCCGTAATGGCCTGCTGTAACAGGTCATCAGGCGGTAAAACATTCCCTACTGCACGCTCTTTGCTAGAGAAGCGCCATGCCAGTTCTTTGAGGGTCACGGCCTATCTCAATACTCTTGGTAAGCGGACGAATTTCCTTCCAATACCTCACCGAAGTAATGGAAAAACATCGTGCCGGAAAAGAGAAGCACTTGCGAACGGTTTTCCCAGTCACGATCCGGGCTATCCATCTGGATAAAACAGCCCTTAATCGGCTTGGCGCGCAGGTAGTTGGTTGGTGTGCCCTCGTAAATCGTTGCATCGAACAAGCCTGCCTGTGTGAGCAGGTCAAACATCATCTTATCAATGGTGCCGGCAATCGTTTCCTCGAATGAAACCTGTCCTTGCATCGCGGTCTTGATTTGTTGCGGCTGATAACTGGTTGTACCCAATGGGCCCGGAATTTCAATTTCGCCCTGTGGTGCGAGTACAGGCCATGGGCATTGTTTCGCCAAGAGATAATTCCCCTCAAAGCCTTTGATTTCCAGCGTAAAGTCAGAAGAAATAGCTTTAGCGCCAAGGGTTGCTGCCTTGTCGCTAAAACCTTTAAGATAATTGCCAGTATTGACGGCCATAGCAGTCCCTTTTCAATGTGTGGGGTAAAACAACACTGTAAGGCGGCATGGATAAGGTACATCGGGCTATTTTCCGCGTTAGAAGCGGTCAAACTTACATCCGCCTACCCAATGCAGAAACGCGAAGCCCACATCCAAGGTCAGCGTGCCGTCGCGTCGTTCAGACAATCGCGCATAAGGGCATGGCAACAACCATAAAACATTTCGCACCCGCACAAAAAAGAATTCAGGCATCAAAAACTCCGTGATTTTGCAACGATACCCAGCCCGCGGATCACCTCATTCAACCGGTTCACGATAGCCGATTGCATTTTCATTTCTGCTTCACGGCCTTTTTGCCAGTCCTTGAATGACTTGCCATTAAAGAATTCAGTCGCATCGCTTTCAGTCATCGCCATGGCTTGATGAATCGGCATGCTCGCGTACAGGGTCAGGCTGTGACTGAGTTCTTGCAGCCCATTTGCCCATTCCGAGCGCAGCCTCCGAGAGACAGGAATGTACCGGAAATCGTGCCGGGGGCAGACCGGCTCCTTCTTGCTTAGGCAATACGATCATGCCTGTTTCTGAAAAGTCCATATTGAACAGGTGATACAGGTTGCTTCGTGCGCTTTGGAAAGCATCCATCAAATCAAGCATATCGCTTTCCGTGTAGGACAGTAAGACATTCATCCGCATCGCTAACCAATCATCCAACCCATCTGTGAGCGCGCTTTCTTCCTCGTTATCGCGGTCTAATTGGCATGCCATCGCGCCAAACAACCAATGCAAGCGGCCATCCAATAAAGCGCCTTGTGTACGCTCAATAGATTCCGCCATGCGCCCGGTTAAAGGGGATAAATTCCACGTATCACCACTTACCTTTCCCAATTTGATACTGGCGGGAATGGCATCAATAGCCCCGTCCAGATAATCCGAGTAACGCGCAGCGCCGTTCACCAGCGTAAAATCCGGCCCGCCCGGTAGCACACTCGCCAAATAATGACATACCGCCAACGTGCGATATTCCACCGTCCAGTCCAACACATCATCCGGCAGGCCCGTTGCCGATTCCACCACCGCCCGCAAAAAAGCGGTAACGGCAGATTCGTCGTTTTGAACCGGCATACCTGCAATGCGAATAGCGTCAATCATGGGAATTTCGCGCAGCGTAATCGTGGCGATCTTGGTGCGCAGTACAGGAAAGTGAATCATGTTTGAAGCCTCTTTTACCCGCAAATATAGGGGGTTACGGCATGGAAGCGGGATCATTTCCAGTGGCATGCGCCTAGCCGCAACAAGCCGCTATCATGGCGCAACAGCGCCCCCTAATTGGTGCATGCTTTCCGTGTTTGTCACATGGCCTGTTTGCGCGTATTCGTCCAATCCCTGCGATCCAGCGCGGTCAGTGTGCAGAGCGTCATCGGCACTAACATTTCAGTAAAGTTGCCTTTATGGTCGATGGGAGAGGCCAGCGGGTTAGTAATGGATTCGATCACCAGTGGCCCGTACATCCGATTCTTGTAGCGCATCGCAATCTTGACCGGGGTTTTCGACGGCATCAACAATTCAACCACGCCGATTTTTTGCCCATTCGCCGCCCCGACCACCTGGTTCAATGGCGTGCCGTCGAGTGAGATTTCTTCCGGCAATGCCCATTGCATCAACTGGTCATACGGTACTTCCACCTCAGTAACAGGGTCACGCCACGCCCGGAATAGTGCCGTTACCTGAATTTTAATCGGCGGCATGCCCGTAAACACTTGCGTCGAGTTCAGCTTGGTCATGCCAGACCTACCCGCAAATTTACTCAGTAGGCTGTTTTCATGGTCACGGCTAGCCTTTGCATCCGCGGCGCTCATCTCGCCATTGCCACCGGCAAACAACATCTTGACGCCTGCCATCAACGGTTCCAGCGATCCCGATTGCAGCATCGCCATTAACGCCGGGGCCTTGGTTTCCGCGCCGGAATTCTCAAACGGCGATTGCCAATTCAAAGCAATCTCCATGCTAGCGTCGGTCAGCGGCGCAAGTACATGGGTATTGCCTATGGGTACATTATCATTGTCCACCTGAAAAAAGTCGGCAATAAGGTGCGGGGAAAGGGTGCCCCATTGCGACGTTAGGTTATTCGCCATGCCATTTCCTAATCAAAAAAAACGCCGCACAATGGCGGCGCTTGCTGAGGTGCAGCGGGGGTTAGAAACCTGCTTTGCGGCGCATGCGCATAGACTTGGCGCGCTTCATCATTGCCGCGGCATTATGCGATTTCATAGAGGCTTTTCGGGTCGCCTGCTTTTGTTTTGCGGTACGGCGCACCGTGCCAGACACCCGTTTGTTGACTCTGATTTTTTTGCCGGCGCGGAAAACAATGCGTTTCTTGTAGGTCGCATCAAAAGCAATGGAATCCAACGTAACCTTGTCCATGCCTGCTTTCTTGCCGTGCAGCTTCGCCATTTTGCGGTGATACTTGCGCGCACCTTTGGAATGCACTTGGCTAGCGGCGGAAGCGTGCGCATGATAAGCCGCTTTGTGGGCTTTTTTCTGCTCAGACTTGCTACCATGCTTTTCGGCTTTCTTCGCTTTCGATGATGCACTAACGGCAGCGCCCGAAGAGCGGCTAGCCTTGCGGTATTGATTGCCGCGGAAAGGATGTCCACGGAAATCACCATCTAAGGCTTTGTCCTCGTCCTCGTCTTCCGGCATGTTGGCCCATTCTTTTTCGCCGTCAGGGTCATCCTCGTCATCATCATCCTCATCATCGTCTTCATCTTCGTCTTCCTGCTTGGCGGAATCGAATAGCGAAGATTGTGCCTCTGCACCGAAGATGAAACCGTCAATATCAGACATGGCCTCATCATCATCATCCGACAATGCAGTATTGAGCAATTCGCGTACACGATCACCTGCGTCTGCGTCCCAATCGTTCAGCAATGCGCCGGCATCATCTTCCGGCACGCCTTTCTCTACCATGTAATCAAACACGGCATTCAGGGCAATCTCGATCAACGCTTGTTCGTCTTCGGAAATTTCACCGTCTTTATTCTCATCGGCAACGCCGACCATCAACATCAACAGGCGATCCGTGAACGACTCGCCCACGTCCAAATCATCACGCATGGCCCATTCATGCACGGCAGACAGCGCCTTGAGGGCAATATCTTGTTCGACATAATTGGCGGGTTCGCCTTCGGCTGCATCAGCGGAATCAAACGCGGGGGCCAGTTCGACCTTGGGGCGCAAGGCATCGCGCAACAGTTCAGTTAAATTCATGGTATTTCCTTTCATTGAAAGACGTTATTTGCTCAGGGTTTGGGTGACATGAATCTGGCGAGCGGTTCCGTCATAACGGAGCGAATACGTTACATCCATGCGTTCATAGGGAAGATTAGCATTAGGCCGCACATCGAACCGATAGCCTTTTCCGTTTAATTCCTCGCTAGGAACCAACCAACCGGACGATTCCGCATTGAGAAAATACGCGGCCATAAAGTCGTGCAGCTTTGCAATGCCCACTTTCATAGGCAATTGCAGACAGCCCTTGCCGTAACTGGTTACGGCGGCATCAATGGCAGTGGACATATCCACCACCGAAATCAGCATCTTTTGACTCGACTCAACATCGGCCTGGGTCAGAGAATCCCGGAATACCGTTCGCACGCCGCCCGTGAAATTCTCTTGCACCACCGGATTGATCTTGGCGCGTGCCAGCGCATTCAAATCGCTACCGGATAGCGTGACAGTCTGCGCAATACCAAGGCGGCTAATGGGCCATTCACGCCCCGCGATAGGGTAGTTTTTCATGGCAAAGCCCAGCGGGTTCGTCTTCGCATTGCGCAAGCAGGCAAAGGCGATATTTAACGCCGAAGTGCCGATATAGCCCTTGTTGTAACGCCCTGCATAATCCAGTGACTTGAAGGGTGCCCAAAAGGCTTGCAGCAAATGGGCATAAGGACGTGAGCTAAAGTTTAATTGCTCAGTCCATGCCAGTGCGGCATTGACCGTCATATTGCCCGGTACATCAAAGCGTAATTGCCGATTGGTATCAAACGCCAGTTGCGCCAGTTGCGCCAATAGTGCCAAGTCTTGCGTGCCGCCCGAAGCCAAATAGGTGTAATGCAGGCGCGATTGTTTCAGCTTGTCGCATGCCGCCGTGTAATTGACCGAAGAAGCCGTAAACGGATTATCCTCAATAAAACAATTCAACACGCCAGACTTCACCGAACGGAATAGCCCGTTACTGCGATAGCCATACGCGAATGATTCCGGTGCAATCTGCAACGCGCCGGCCTGTGGGATGTTGACTTCGACCAAATCCGTTTGACTGGCCACCACATTCGGCAAAAAGGCGGTTTGTCCGTAATCGTCCACGGCATCTTGCCGCAAGGAGCCGTAAAACGCATACAACGGTGCGCTATCCCGATCAAGGATATTCAGCGTAATGTAATCGTTGGCGATATTGCTGCCATTTTCCCGCTTTTCATCCGCGTGAATTTCAATCCGAATACCATCATTGAAGCACTCAAGATGCTTGACGGCGAGCAGGTAGGCATTGAGGCCGCTCAGGCTTTCCGCCGTGATAAAAGTAATGTCTGCAGGCCCTTCCGGGTCTTCTTCAACCTCCACGACAGGCGGTGCAACAATGGCGTGCCAGAATGGAATGGTGGGCCGATCAAACGGGAAAGCGTAGCGTGCTACGCCTTTGGTGATACGTAGGTCATCCAAATAGCCCGAATAGTAGCCGCTTGCTGTACCGGTAGCGTCACTGCCGGCACCAATCAGAATCGGCTTGTTGGCAGAAAACGCATGATTAACCGCTAGCGTAAGTGGCGTCGCTGCCACGCCATCAACAGCAAGGGTTAGCGCAGTGCCGTTCCGTTGTAAGGCAAAGAATTTCCAGGGGTCAACGGCACTCAACGCAACCTCCGCCGTCGAGACTTTTGAGTAGGTGGGTGTAGCCGAAGTAAGGTAGGATTTTGTCGGTGGTGTAAAGTTGGCCGTGTAACGCGCAACGCCTTTGGTGATGCGGAGGTCGTCGATGTAACCTTTCATCCAACTACCGGAAGGAAGGAGACCAGTAGTAGTACCACCGATGAAAAGTGATTGCGTCGTAAGGTTGAAAGTGGTCGTTGTATTAGCGCGTTCGACACCATCTACGAATAAACGCACTACATTGGAGGCGCGTGTGAAAGCAATATGATACCATCTATCACGTAATATATTACTAACGACCAAAACGTCTAACATATGAGAACCATAGACTATTAATGCGCCCGCATCCGTATGACCCATATAGAAGTATTGTCCGTTCGTGACTTCTGTACTGAAGAAGTATTTGTTTGCGACTGTCATGAAATATGCAAACATTTCTATGGTAAAATCACCTGTACCAAATGCGTAATCGACATGTGAAGTTGTTAACCAACGTGAGGCGTCAGCGAAATATCCACTCGCGCCGCCGAACTTACTTTTTGCTGTGCTGATCACCGCGCCGGTGTTCGTTATCGTATGGCCTTTTAGGTCGGTGAAGCCGTAGGTGGGGGCGATAATATTGGCTATGGCAGAACTATATGCAAGTGTCATAAATGATGCACCGTTTGACGCCACTGACCAATATGAAGGTTGAGCGCCCAATAAATTAAACGATGTCCATGTAACCCCATTATCCGAAGAGATTGCACCTTTATTGGGCGCGGTATTATGCGAAACTGCACAGAAAACACTACCAGCACTCGCAATTGAATCCCATCGTGCTGCAGCTGGGAGCGTTCTCGCCGTCCATGCTATACCATTAGGAGATGTTGCAGCGGTCGTTAGGTCACTCGCTTGAATAATACAAAAAACTGAACCGTTCCAAGCAATATCAGACCACCCTGTACTAGCAGGTAGTGTTTGCGCAGTCCAGGTAACACCGTCTGAAGACGTATATGCTTTATTGTGCCCAGTTATGATTGCGCAAAATATTGAACCGTTCGATGCAATGGCGCTCCAATATTCATTTACTGGCATCGTCCGCGGTGTCCAAACAATGCCGTTTGTAGATGTAGCTGCGACTGTGGTTGGCCCATAGACTATTGCGCAAAACACCGTGCCGTTCCATGCTACGTCATACCAATTCGCACTAACTGGCATCGTTCCGATTGTCCAATCAATTCCGTTTGTTGAGACTATTGACTGCGACGAACTCATTGCAACAGCGCAAAATACCGTGCCATTCCATATAATACTTGCCCAATTTAACGAAACTGGCAGCGTTCTTAACGTCCATGTAACACCATCAGATGATGTAGCAGCCGTCGCTGAATTTTTTACAATCGCGCAGAAAACAGTACCATTCCATGCGATAGATTGCCAATTTCCGCTAGATAGCAACGTCATTTGAGTAATCGTCGGCGCATTCCAACTAGGCGTACCTGACTGATCCATCGGAATAGCAAGTACGACATTATCCCAATAGGGGTCAGCGTCTGACTTGAAAGTTGAAGCGCATAAACTAGAGGCACCCTGCGCACTGATTTTGTGCTCAATCGCTAGGTATGATTCAGTTTCGTATGTACCGAGTGATAGCAAGGTTCTGGTTTCTGCTACAGTGCCAGCACCTGCTGGCCTAGCCCACCCTTCAATCGTAAACAAGTCAGTGCCAAAAGCAAAATCAGCCGACTCTTCTACTTCAACGTAATCACCATCAAAATACCCACTCGCGCCGCCGAACTTACTTTGCGCTGTGCTGATCACCGCGCCGGTGTTCGTTATCGTATGACCTTTTAAATCGGTGAAAGCGTAACCGGGAGTGATGGTGGCGGCTACGTTTGTACTGTTAGCTATCGTGCAAAACAATGTACCGTTCCCCGCGATAGCATGCCAAGACAGATAGCTCGGTAACGTTCTTTGAGTCCATGTGATACCATCCGGAGATGTCACGACCACGGATGAACTGTAAGCTACTACACAAAACAATGTACCGTTCCCCGCGATAGCATGCCAACCCCCAGCGCTCGGTAACGTTCTTTGAGTCCATGTGATACCATCCGGAGATGTCACGACCACGGATGAATTGAAAGCTATCGCGCAAAATACCGTACCGTTCCCCGCGATACTGTACCACTCCTGAGCGATCGGTAACGTTCTTTCAGTCCATGTGATTCCATCAGGCGATGTCGCGGCTACGTTGAAACCAGACGTTATTGCACAAAATACCGTACCGTTCCACGCGATAGCCTGCCAATAGTGATGGCTCGACATCGTTCTTTCAGTCCATGTGATACCATCGGGCGATGTAACTGCTATGTCTGAATAGGAAGCTACTACACAGAACACAGTGCCATTCCAAGCGATAGCCTGCCAATTCCGAGAGATCGGTAACGTTCTTTCAGTCCATGTGATTCCATCAGGCGATGTAACTGCTACTGAATAGGAAGCTACTGCACAGAACACAGTGCCATTCCAAGCGATAGCCTGCCAATTCTTAGAACTCGACATCGTTCTTTGAGTCCATGTGATACCGTCAGGTGATGTCGCGGCTACGTTTGAATAGGAAGCTACTGCACAGAACACAGTGCCATTCCAAGCGATAGCCTGCCAATTCTGATGGCTCGGCAGCGTTCCTGAAGTAATTGTTGGTTCATCCCAACTAGGCTCACCGGTCTGATCCATCGGCATAGCAAGTACAACATTATCCCAATGCGCATCCGGGGCAACAGGGTCAGGTTCAATCACTGTTTCGCCCGCGCCGACGAATGACGCCACGGCATACTTAACCACGGAATCGTCACCGACTAAACGCTGTACCACTGCCGAATAAGCGCCGTTGTTCAAGGCTTCAACCACTTGAATCACCGCCTCATTATCCGCGCCAATGACTCGATTGGTTTCATTACCTAAACGGGTTTCCACATTGCTTCGATCAACCGAAAACGCCCGGTCAATGCGCCCGCGTGTGCTACGCAGCACAATCCCGAAGGATTGATCTGCCGTGTCTGTTACCGGTATTTCAGAGTTATCAACCAGTGGGTTAAGCTGGACACCCGATTCTTTTCCCAATTGCCGCGTAAATGGATTACCCATTGCTTAACCCTCTCTGATTTTTTCTTACTTAACCAAAGTTTGTGTAACGTGGATTTGACGCACTGCACCGTCATAACGCAGCGAATAATTCACGTCCATGCGGTCGTAAGGTCGCACCGCGTTAGGCCGTACATCGAACATCCACGCCTTGCCGCCCATAGAAGGATCGTTGCTTGGCACTAACCAGCCCGAAGCCTCCGCGTCAGAAAAATACGTGGTCAAGAAATCCTTGAACTTCTTAATGGCAATCTGCATGGGTAATTGCAAACAATCCTTGCCATAGCGGGTTACGGCGTCATCCACCGAAGCCGACATATCTGCAACCGAAATCAGCTTTTTGAGGCTGGATTCGACTAACGCGCAGGTCAGGGAATCACGGAACACGGTGCGTCCGCCACCGGTATAGACTTCATAAACGACCGGATTAATCTTGGCACGGGCCAGCGCATTCAGGTCTTGATTGCTAGGCGTCAAAGTCTGCGTGATACCACGGCGGCTTACCGGCCATTCACGCCCTGCTACCGGGTAATTTTTCGGCGCAAAGCCCAGTGAATTAGTTGCGGCATTGCGCAGACAGGCATAAGCGATATTCAGCGCCGAAGTACCGATATAGCCCTTGCCATGAATGTTGGTCGGGTCAATGGATTTGAACGGCGCCCAAAA